ATATTGGCAAGATAGAACTCTATACGGGTTTAATTTTGATGGTAGTGACAATTTTTCGCCAACATATGGATTTGAATCTATAAAATTTACTTCTTCCCCAGGAACAGGGGGAAATTTATCCATAGTAGGAGATGATTATTCTTTATTAATTGATGTGAGTTTTGGTACAGAAGTATCTCCATCCTCAAGTATTGTCATAAATAATAAGACATATTACTTAGGTCAAGAGTTTGTAGAAGGAATGGCATCTCCTGAAGTAAAAAAACATTCTGGAGACACATTATATGTTGATAATAGACCTTCGATCACAAGGTCTCAAAATCAAAAAGAAGACGTTAAGATCATTTTGCAATTTTAAAGAATCATGCCACAAAAAACAAATTTAAATGTATCTCCATATTTTGATGATTTTGATAAGGATAAAAACTATCAAAAAGTTCTTTTTAAGCCCGGATATCCCATCCAGGCAAGAGAACTAACAACTTTACAATCCATTCTTCAGAATCAAATTGAGCAGTTTGGAAACCATATATTTAAAGAAGGATCGGTAGTGGTTCCAGGTCTCATTAGAATTGATAATCCACTTTATGCAGTGGAGATTGAAAATTCATACAATGGAACTCCAATATCATTATATTTCTCCAATCTTTTAGGGAAAAAAATTAGAGGATCTATAAGTGGAGTTTTGGCCGAAGTAGTTTATACACTCAATGAAAATGATTCTGAAAGAAATAGTTTTACATTATATGTAAAATATCTAGAAAATGGCGGCGCTAATTTTGAAAATTTTCAATTTTCTGATGGCGAAACATTAATTTTACAATCACCCCTAACCTATGGTGATCTTGGATTTACAATACAAGCGAATGAAGGAATTTGTAATACAAAATCATCAAATGCAAATTCAGTAGGATCTTCTGCAATTGTAAATGATGGAGTTTATTTTATTCGTGGTAATTTTGTAAGTGTTAAAACTCAAAGAATTATTTTAGACCAGTATAGTTCTACACCATCATATAAAATAGGATTTGATGTAGTTGAAAGTATAGTTTCTTCGGACGAAGATGAATCTCTTTTTGATAATGCAAAAGGATTTTCTAATTATGCGGCGCCAGGATCCGATAGATTCAAAATAGAGATATTTCTTGCGAAAAAAAATATAGACGATTCCGAAACAGATAACTTCGTAGAGATATTAAGAGTTGAAAATGGAAATCTAATATTCAAGAAAGAAACTACTCAGTATAGTTTAATTCGTGATGAGTTAGCAAAAAGAACTTATGAGGAATCTGGAAATTATTATATTAAACCATTTAATGTTACGGTAAGAGAGTCATTAAACGATAGAGTAAGATCTGATGGTTTATATTATAGCAATGAACTTACTGCAAATGGAAACACTCCATCTGATGATTTACTAATTTATAAAATAAGCTCTGGAAAAGCATATGTTAATGGATATGATGTCGAAAAAATTTCTTCGGTAGAGTTAGTATCCGAAAAACCAAGAACCACAAAAACTATTGAAAATGAAGTTATACGTTATGATGCAGGAACTTCTTTAATTTTAAATAGAGGTTTTGGATCCCCTACAGTTGGACTAGGAACAACGGCATTTGTATCTTTGATGAACTCAAGGATAGGAGTTTCATCTCATGTTGCAGCTGGCACAACAATTGGTGTAGCGAGAGTGTATGATTTTATTCCAGAAACCAATTATGTTGATGATAAAAGTCGTCTCAATTTAAGATTATTTGATATCGAAACTTTTACTCGGATTGGATTAACTACAAGCATCTCTTCCTTAGAAACACCTGCGTTAATTAAAGGAAAAAGAAGTGGAGCATCCGGATTTCTAAAATCAAGTATTACGAACAATAGAATCCTAACTCTTTATGGTGTATCTGGAACGTTTCTAGAAAATGAACCAATCACAATAAATGGTTTAGATGATGGAAGGTTAATAAATGAAGTCACTGACTTTAATATTAGTGATGTAAAGTCTATTTACTCCTCTAGTGGAATTTCTACTTTTAATAGTGATGTTGTTTTATCTCAAAAAGAATTAATATCGCCAAGTGGAACAATTTTCACAATTACTGCATCTAGTGGGGGAATAAGCACTATATCTGCTGGACTTGATGTTGTCTTTACAAACAAAATTAAGTCTGGAGATATTGTTTCATATGCTAGCACTATTTTAGGTGGAGATGTAATCTATAACAAAGTAGAAAACGTCGCTAACGATGGTCTCTCATTTACAGTTTCCGGAATTACTTCAGTTTCTTCTATATGTGATGGAAAATTGCCATCAGAATTGATTGAGGTAGCTAATATAATTAAACTCACTGGACTAAGTGAATCTTCAAATACTTCATTAATGACTAAATTGAGGTTTGATAATATTTCAAATATTAGTTTAGAAAGTCAAGAAATACTACAACGAAGAGAATTTAATAATCAGGTTTTTTCTAACGGATATATAACTTTAACCCTAACGGAACCTGATTTATATTTTGCTTCTTTTGATGAGGATAGATTTGTAATAATTTATGCTGATGGATCAATAGAACCAATGAGGTTCGATAAGTATGATCTCGATACAACTGGAAAAATTCTTACTTTTTATGGATTAACACGTACGAGTGGAACGGCAACAGTAATAACAACTGTTAAAAACGTTAATCCAAGTTTTAAAATAAAAAATTTCAACACAGCATCAACATTAGTTATTGACAAATCACGAAATGTAGCATCTGGTATTGGTACAACGACGCTTAATGATGGATTAGAGTATAGTGGAGTTTATGGGGTAAGAGTTCAAGACGATGAGATATGTCTAAATGTTCCAGATATTGTCAGAGTTCTTGCTGTTTATGAATCTTCTGACACTTCTGAACCACAACTACCAAGAATTCAACTTACTGGATTTACCGGTGCTTCAAATACCAACCAAGATTTTGTAATTGGTGAACAAATTACAGGAAAATCAAGTGGTGCAGCTGCATTAGTTGTAGGAAAAATATATGTTGATTCTCTAGAATATATTTACTTAAATAGAAATCAATTTTCTGTAGAGGAAGTTATCACTGGAGAACAATCAAAAGTTAACGCAACAATAACATCTAAAATAATATCTACATCAAAAGATATTAGTCAAAATTTCTTTGTAGATGATGGGCAACGATCAACACATTATGATTATGGTAGACTTATTAGAAAAGAAAATACAAGTATCCCTACTAGAAAATTAAAAATAGTTTTTCAAAATTATACAATTAATTCAGGTGACACTGGAGAATTTGTTGCAGTCAATAGTTACCCGGCAAATTCATTTAAATATGATATTCCTTTATATGAAAATCGTAGATTATCAGATCATATTGACATAAGACCAAGAGTTTCTCCCTTTGTCTTGGATGCAAATTCAAAATCACCATTTGAGTTTGAATCAAGAAACTTTAGCGGAGAAGGGCAATATTCTAAATATACACTGTGTCCAGATGAAAATTTAATTTTATCATATTCATATTATTTGCCCAGAATTGATATAATATATCTGAAACAAGATGGTTCTTTTGAAGTTGCAAAAGGAATTCCTAATGAATCACCATCAACCCCAGATTTTCCACCAAATACACTTGATATTGCAAGTATTACGCTTCCACCTTATCTCTATAATACGAAAAACGTAAAAATTGATATTTCTCAACATAAAAGATATAGGATGGAGGATATTTCTCTCCTAGAGGATAGAATTAATAGGTTGGAAAAATATACTACACTTTCTATGCTGGAAAGTAAAACTGAAAATTATAGTATAAAAGACTCAGTTACTGGATTAGACAGATTTAAATGTGGATTTTTTGTTGATAATTTTGATTCTCATGCATATCATGATTTGCAAAACCCTCTATTCAGATCATCTGTAGATTTTTCATCAAATACATTAAGACCTTTACATTACACAACTTCTTTAGAATTAGAGCTAGGTAGCGAAGCAATTGCCGGATTTACTGATACTTTTTCTGCAAACTCCGATAAGAGCTACCCATCAGATATTGGATCTCCTAATATTACAAAAACGGGAGAATTAATTACATTAAGTTATAATAGTACAATATTTGATTCCCAAACGTATGCATCAACAACAGAAAATGTTGTTCCATATCTAATTGGATATTGGGAGGGAACAATAGAACTTCGTCCAAGTTTTGATGATTGGATTGAAGAGAAGGTAATAACTAAAGAAACCACAATAGATAATTCTCCGGTAATAAAAGATAATCTTGATGACATTCCAATTTCTTCTCTACCACCATCACCAAATTCTGGGGTTCCTCCTTTCGATTGGATTGCCAACGCTAGAGACATTTTAACTGACAATTTGTTACTAAAAAGAAGAAGGTGGAGATTGATAAATGGAAAATATTATTCATTTGGAAGATATGGAAGATATTATAGAAATAAATGGTTAAGAATTGGAAGTCGTTATAGTAAAGGCACTGTAGAATTAATTTCTAGAGATTTAGTTGATAGGAAAGTAAGTAATGGAATTGTTAATGGAACTACCATTCATCTTGAGTGGGACAGCAGAAACGCAAAAAAAATATTCAAAAAAAATAAAAATGGAATTAGTTTTGCTGATTTAGTTAGACAGCTTGTTCCACCTGATATTGCAGAGGACTACATTACAAGGATTTTAAATTCTCGTTCCGGTCGAGGGAGAAAGAGAAATAGAGGAATTATCAGTCTAGATTTTACTCCACCAGCAAATCAAACATCTCCAACTCCTCCAATTGAGGAAGATGAATCACCACCTTCTTTTGAGGATGAATTTGATACAAATACGGAAGTAATGATAGACAAGAATACTGAAAATATCCAGTATTTGAGAAGTAGAAATATTGAGTTTGATATCAAGAATCTTAAACCAAGATCAAAATTCTCACCTTTCTTTGAAAATATAGATGTTTCCAACTACATCATTCCAAAACTTCTTGAAATTAGTATGATTTCTGGTTCTTTCCAAGTAGGAGAGACTGTAGAAAGTGATCCACATTTTACAACGGCAAAAATCAAATTTAGGTTATGCACACCAAACCACAAAACAGGTCCGTATAGTGAACCACAAGAAACATATAAGCTTATACCATACACTCAAACTGCACCCGAGGTAGTTTATTCTGGATCATCTACAGTATTGAATGTAGATACTAGATCTTTACAATTACCAACAGAGGTTGAATTTTTTGGTTCTGTTGGTGTTGGAATGAAACTAATCGGTAAAACATCAGGTGCTGTTGCTACTATTACCGATATTCGTTTAGTGTCTGATAATAATGGCAGACTCATAGGATCTTTATTCATTCCAGATTCAACTGTTCCAGGAAATCCAAAATGGATAAACGGACAAAATACTTTCAAAGTGGTAGGAAACACTCTCAGTGTTGGATCCAATAATATTTCATCACTTTCATCAACAGCAGATTCTAGCGCGGAAACAGAATTTACGTCATCTGGGTCTATAGAAATTACTGAAATTAACATAATTACAACGAGAACTCCATTAGTTTCAAATCCGAAGCCATCAATTCCAGAACCACCTACATTACCTGATCCCAATTTACCTGAAGAAAGTGATGCTGACGTAGAAATTTGCAGTAGTGTTTCTGTTAATAAAAACCCAGCATTAACCACAGCAAGTGAAGCATTGTGTGGATGGTTTTCTAGAGTTTCTGACGATGATAATTCCCCATATGAGAAGGCTGGAGATGTTGTCATTAAATGGAATGGTGCAGTAGTATATGATAGTTCTTCTGGAACTGGATCTTATGCAAGACAAAGAGTAAGTGCTTATTCTGGGCAAGTTGATTCTAGAGTAGGAAATGCTCCAATTGCAGATTATCGAGATTTTGTAAGGCCAAGAAATTTTATTAGATTTAGAACAACTTCAATTCTTAAAACAGTTAAGCATATTGGAACTTGGGGAATTCGTGTTGGAGATTATGTATATTTTCCAATATTGAGAACCGG